AAAATCTCTTAATTTATTATTAACCGCTGTTGCGTATGCAATTTCTCCACTACCTAATTGAGATGAAGCACCTTCCCAATAATATTTTGAAGTTCTTATACTTTCTGAATTACCACCATATCTTATATCATGTGCTAACGCATCAATATTAAATTTTGTATCTCTTTCGCATTTTTCGTGACGTGTAACATTGTGTATTCCAGGATTATTGGCGTCAAACCACGCCATAACTTCATCTGCTAAAAATTCTTTATTTGCTTCTATTAAAGTTGCCGCGTCTGGATATAATGCTCCCATACCAGCCATTGATCCTGGGTGGTCATATAAATTAAGAGCACCATCCATACTGTCACCTTGTCTACGAACAATAGATTTTCTAGGAAGTGCTTCTGAACTTAACCAATTGCCATATAAAGCAGTATCTAATTCAGCGTCAGTAATAGTTTGGGTGCCTGTTCCACCACTAGCTGTAATTTTAACTCTTGTACCATCATTATCATTTGTTGCTTCTGCTTGGCTGGCGTGTAATGAAAGAGTACTACCATCTACATATCTAATATAATAAGTAGTTTCTGATGTTAAATTTACTGCATCATTTCCAGAAGAATTATAAATGAAAGCTAATCCATTTGACCCTGCATCAAATCCATGAGAAGATATTTGAAGGTCACCACTTGCATAACCAGTAATTGTTAATGTGTATTCTGTTATATCTGCGGGTTCTGATCTAACTCTTAGTTGTCCTGATGCTCCACTAGGACCACCTGAAACTTTTAAATATCTTTGATCAGCATATTGTTTTGTAATTACAAGATCATCTATAGTAATGTTTGAACCGTGTGTTGTATTATAATCTGTTACTGCCGCATCTGTTACTTTTACATTACCTATTGCGAAATCATTTCCATTTAAAGGTCCACCTAAGGAAGGTTGAGTGTCTGAGGCAACTGTTGCGCCTGTACTGTTTAAAATAATTTTGCTTACATCAGTAGTGGTATCAACTGCCATTCCTGTACCACCAGTAAGTTGTCTCATTTCAATGGCATTACCGGCATCATTTGTTATTGGAATATGTTTGGAGCCTCCAAGTGTATCAGGTGTATCACTTAATGATGTAAATGTTACTTGACCACCTTGTCCGAATACTGCATATAGTTCTGTGAAGTTTTCATTCGATTTACGAAATGCGTCTCTTATCGCATCACCCGTACCATCGTTACCTTCTATACCTATATTAATAATTTGTTTAGCCATTTACCTTTTCCATATCAAAAGTTATAGATTCTCCACAACCACATGACGATTTAACTTTTGGACTTACAATATCAAAATGTGAACCCCATACTTCTGATACAAAATTTAATTCTGATCCAAGTAAAAACATTATACTTGTTGAATCTACTAATAATTTTCCACCAGTAAATTCAATCAATTCGTCACGCTTGTCAATTTCGTTCTTTTCTGCAAAACCCCAATCATAGGAAAAACCAGCACATCCGCCGCCTTTAATTCCTAATTTTACTGCATACTTGTTGTTTTTAGAACAAAGTTCTTTAATTTTCTGCTCTGCAGAATCAGTAAGTGTTAATATCGCCATTTTTTATATTTCCTGTTAACGTTATTTATGGTAAATTCATTAATCCTAATGTAAATAATAACGTATGTTTATTAGTCAAGAAAAAATAGTAGCGTGGATTGAAAGAACAAGTAAATTAGGTAAAAAACACAAATGTAAAAGAACAAGAACAGTGTATTCTTTTAAGTGTGATTCTTGTTCAAAAACGTTTTCTAGAGTTAAAGGTAGTATAGAAGTGAAAAGATTGTCTAATTTTTATAAACACGTATGTAATAAATGCAATCCTAAGAAATTTGCCCAACAACAAGGTGTCAAGCAAAGAAAAATACTAGATATGTCTGTATCTAGTAAAAAGCGTATAAGCGATTTTTAATTATTATTTTTTCTTTTTAAACCAGTTTAAAGGATTAAGTAAACCAGCTAAATCTTCAACTTTTTCGTTTACCCACCATCCTACAACAAAACCAACTATAAATGCTATTGTTAAAAACATATTTGTCTCCTTGTACTGTATTTATTTCCAATTCTCTTTACACCACGGGTCACAACATACTTTAGGATTAGGATCTCCATGAAATACTGCTATGCTTGTTTCTGCGTCTATTGTAGGGACGCCAGGTGATTTAAAATTTCTAATACCGTTAGGTTGTCTAATTAAAGGTGGTCTATCTCTCATTTCCCATTTATAACTCATTATCCATTTATCGGGCCAAAATTCAAAATTGTTTTTTACATTGGCAAATAACCAATCTTGATCACCGTGGAATCTTCTTGCTGTATGTCCTGCATCTTTTATAAATTCATTATAAACTTGAGGATGTTGTCCTGTTTCCCATCTAACAACACTTGAATTAAATCTATTCCAATCTTTATTAGTAGCTCTGTTAAAGTCTCTTACTACACAAAATGAACCAGGTTTATAATGAAAAAGGTTATCTATATTTTTAAATATTATTACATCTAAGTCAATATAAAGAACTGTACTATGTAGTAATTGAGGTAATAAAGGATTCATTAATAAAGGTTTGTACCACCATCCTGATATTTTAGGATATCCTGTAGGTAATTCTACAACTTTTATATCACTATCTAATCCTTGTGGATCTTCTGTAAAACAAATAAATTCATGTTCAACTGTACAATGTCTTCTAATCATACTAGATAGAATATTCACATAGTCAGGACCATATTTGGTTCCGTGTTTAAGACAAATAATTTTATTCATTATATTTTACCATTTTTTAATGTCTTTAATTTTAAGGTTTTTAATATCTTTCCAACTAGGTGGTATTTTGAAATTGTCATCCACCCAATAATTAAATTTTATATTATCAAAATGTTCAAATATCTTTTTATTTTGATATATCCAATAACGAGGATCTACTGGATCGTGTTCAGGATCATTATAGCTTAAAGTACCTTTATAAACATTATTAACTTTGCCGTCTTTACCATAAAGATCAAACCCTATAATGTCTACCTTTCCTTCATTACAATTTTCAATACCTACTAAAAGTGCGTATTGTCCTGCTCCCCAATGCATAGGCTGGTCAGGTCTATCTTTTCCTTCATAAAATAGGGTAGGCACTTCAAAAACACTTATGTACATTTCTAGCCAATCGGGTCTAGTATATATAATTGCGTGTTGGGTATTTTCGTGTCCTACTGCCTCTCTAAGCATTCTTCTATCAACACATACTAAATGATCCACAATGCAGTCTCTAAAAACAGCATTACAGCCAACTATTTCAGATTGGATGCTATTTAATTTGATTGATTTTCTGCTTTCGCCGTTACCTATTATTACCATACTTAAATATCGTTGTTATGTGTATTTACAACCATATTCAGAATTGGATAGAAGCAATTGGCACTCCTACTAAAAAATTAAAAGGTCATTCTGTTTGCCCATATGCTAAAAAGGCAATTTGGGATCTAGTTATTTGTAAGGAAGATGTTTTAGCAAATTGTTTTGATTTTGTTAGTAATAAACACTTAAAAAAAGAAGTTACAGTTTTTATATTTGATGATGACCTTTCTATATTTCAATTAAAATTTTTATGTGAATTGCTTAATTTAGAATTTCCAAAATACGTGTTTTATCCTGACCATCGTAAAAGAAAAACGTATGTAGGGAAAGCAATATCAAATAATGGAAAATATAATGTTGTATTAGCACAAAGAAGAAAAGAATTACAAAAAGCGAGACTTAAATTAAAGGAAACAAATTACTATTCATTTTGGAATAAAAAATATCTTAACGAAATTTTAAATACATAAACTTATTTTCTAAGTTTATCGTGTTCTTTCTTTCGTTGTTTTCTAGTTTTAGCTAAATCAACTTTAATACTTTTTAATTCTTTTGTAATTTCTGCAAATTTGCTAGTAGCATATTTTTTTAATCTTACAAAATGGCGTACAGTTCCAACAACCCACCACCACCATATTCCGGCAATTATAGCAAATAAAATGCATATTAGCCCTAGGGTATATTCTAATAATGATTGAAAGTCGAATGCGACTACTAGCAAAACAATAACAAGAGCAATTAGTGGACCTATTTTAGCCAACCAACCCCATATGTTAATTTGATTTTCTAGTTTCCGATATTTCCGAAAGATTTCCATAAACCAGGTGATCCTGTTGTTGTACATACCCAACCTATTACGTTACCTGGAGTAGGATTGCTATTCCAAGTAATATCTCCTTGAGAATGTGTGCCTTCTGATGGCGCTTCAGTACCTGTATGGAATCGTTTGCCTTGAAATCTAATTGGTCCGTCTACATCTAATGATATGTTATCTGCAATTTGATTAACACCTATACCAACTTTGCCGTAGACATTCATTTTCATTTGGCCACCTAGTGTTCCAATTTGAACATCACCATGTGCACCAATTGTTATTCTATCTGTATTATCTGTTTGAATTTTTAATGAGGCTGTTGTGTAAGTTCCTATTTCTGCGTTGTCTTCGTTAGGTTGTACTCTAAATTCTACATCATTAGAAGAAACTGATAATTGACCATTAGGAAGATCAGTTCCAATACCAAGTCTCATAAAGCCTGCATCGTAGAAAATAAATGAGTCTAAGTTAACATTACCATTAACTGCTAATCCTTCAAGAATGCCTACTGTTTTAAGATTAGAACTCTTAATTGTTGGTCCTAAACTAGTTGCATTTATTACTTCTGTATTATCTATAGAATAACTAGCGTCTTTGTGTAGGTCAATATTATTGCTACTCCAAATTCTGTCAGGGTTTCCTTGGAAACTAAATGTTTAGTATTACCATATCCGCTCCATTGTAGCCCTTTACCGTATATGGCATTGGATTCAGTACCTTTAAAATTGATTGATTTATCTACATTTGTTACAGTAGGAGCTTCATCTACAGAGGCAGTTATATTCTCTATAGCATTACCCAATGTAACTAGTCCAGCTTTAACGGAAATGATGTCGTCTCGTATACTCATATGCAATTATTTATCTAATAGCTCGAAGTAATATAACGTCTGGATTAATACGTCCATTTAATTTTAGGCCCATAGCTTTAATATCATCAAGGTCTTCTTTAAGTTTAGTTTTAGGCCCATTTATAAAGTGTGATAGCTGTTCTGGGGGTTTTCTGAGTGTTTTTTGTACACTAGCTTCTTGGTTGAATCTAAATATTGATGTACCTTTCACACCTAATCCGGTACCTTCTCTTTCTTGACCTTGTGGGTCATATACTGATGTTACGTAGTATCCTAGCTTTCTAGTTTTAGTATTATAAACCCATAGTTCTTCGCACCCTATTATTTCTTCTGGATTTATGCTAATCAATTTAAGCCTATCATCTTCTTGTTTATACTTTAATTTTGAAATTGCTTTTGTTTTACTAACAGGTTTTCTTTTCCTTGTTTTTCTATTAGCATTAGCTATACCTATCATATAATCGCAAGCCTTGAATATATGTTCGTATGTTTTGATATGTAGTTGTAATTCTTCTTTACTAAATTCGTTATATGATTCTACCAACTGTTGATCGTCATCATTGAGTTCTTCAAATGGTTTCTTTTTTGCTTTAAGATAAAAAAAGATTTCATCATATTGTCCTTGGTATAATTCTTTAAGTTTTCTTGCGTGTTGACCTTTTGTTTTTTCTTTTTTAAGATGCTCTATTAATTTGTAGTTTTCTGGATTGAACTTTTCTGGTTTCGCAACTAATCTGTCCAGCCATATTTCTATAGGCTGTGCAATTTGTCCTACTCTTTGTGCAACTCGTTCTTGTATTGAGGGTTTGTTATCGTTGGTTTTAATAGTCATGCTATATTTGTTATATAGTCATTAGTTATAAAAATCAACTATTTAAGGAAACCAGATAGGTATTTTTGGTTTTTTTATTTTGATAGGTTTAACGGGAATCGTGCCTTTTTTACGCCCGCCTTTATTTCGATGTATCCTTCTTGGCGTCTTGTTGAACATCCTTTTCTTGAATGCCATGTTGTATCCTTTTATATACTATGTGCATCTGGTTTATGTTTATTGATATCTTTTTTAGGCAATGCTTTAACTCTTTTTTCTGCTTCATAGATAACTTTATGAGTATCTGTTACGCCTTCTTCTTTCCAACCTTTTGCTTTCCATTCTTTTCTAATTCTAACCATTTCTCTTCTTACCATTGTTTGATGATCTGCTTCTTCCATGCAAAAATCCCATTCCTCTTTTTCCTCTTCTAAAGTTTGTACTTTAGGTTCTTTTGCCAATGTCCATTTATTCATTATTCACCGAATCCATCTATTGCTCTAGCATGAAGTACTACTTGTTTCTTTTCTTTTTCCATTGCTTCATATTGCACTTTTCTTTCTTTATATTTTTCTTCTGATAAAGAATGCCAACCTACGCAAAGTCCTGTAGGAGATCTTCCACAACCACAACTACCTTTTTTCTTTTTAGGTTTCTTAGCCGCATCAATAATATGTTTTTGTAATTTTCTATAACCCATAGGCGCCATTCATTCTTGCTAGTTCGTCATTAGCAGGTGTTCGGGCAATAGTTGTATTAAAACTCATTGATATTCTAGGTTTATCTGTTTTATTACCATCTACACTATGCGTAACCCAACTAGGAAAAATTAATAAACCACCTGTTTTAGGTTTATACGTAGCTCTAGTAGAAGTTAATTTATTTCGCGTAGGCATATATCTAGGAAGAAAATATTGTGCTGGGTCTTCTCTTTCAAAGTGAATATCTCCCATATTGTCTTCTGGTATATCAATATAATAAACACCACTTAAAATACTATCACGGTGATGGTGTGGTTTATTATAATCACCTTTATAATTTATGTTCCACCAATAGTCACATATTTGTAAATCCATTAACCCTGCCATTTTAACACATTGGTTAATTGCATTTTGTAATGATTCAATAAATTTTTCTATTATATCAGTATTTTCACTTGGTGATAAATCTTCGTGAATTTTGCTTTTAATCATGTTACTTTGCCAACCACCATAATTAGTTACAATTCGTCCTTTATCTTTTTCTTTAAGATTTAAGACATAATTATTTAACATCTTATTATCGATGTGTTTTAAGTTGTCGTTCCATACAATTGTAGGAAACCACAAGTCCATAGCTAAAGTATCTTTAAATTTTTTCTCCGACATCAAATCCTCTAAATCTTAAGAACCTTGGAAATCTAAGACTCCATTCATTTTTTGTATCTTGATTCTGTGTAATTGCATCTGCTCTAACTTCTACTATTTGTCCTATAAGTTTTCCTTTTGCTTTCCAAAATTCTTCTCTATTTTCATCAGTTAAACCAGATCCTACATTCGTTTTAATAAACTTGCCATCATCTGTGCCTTCAACAATAAGTGCTCCTAATTTACCTACATTTTTACCTGTACCTTCTTCTGTGTCAATTACTTTCAATGATACTTCAATAAATGGTTTTAATTTTAACCAAGACGTAGTTCTTTTACACTCATATGGAGCGTCTAGGTCTTTTATCATGATACCTTCATATCCCCCGTCTACTGCCCTCTTATTAATCGCTGTGTACGTCTTTTGCCCTTCTTCTGTGTCCAAGTCAACTATTTCATGATCTAATACTTCTATAGTTGTTAGACTTGCTTTATGTTGTTCGTACCAAGCCTTAACCATTTCTGTTCTATCTTTTTGGCTTTTGTTCCAAATACCTTTTTTGAAATCTGCTAATGGAATAAAATCAAATAAATGTAGTTTGGCATCTTTAGCAGTTGCAGAACTTTTTCTATGAATTTGTTTCATTAAGTCTTGAAAGTTATCACTCATAACTTCACCATCTAAAATTAATGGATAAGGTGGTGGAGAATTTTTAACTACTTCACTTATTTCATCTGCAATATGTCCAAAGTTGTTTAGCTCTTTTCCATTTCTGCTAAACATATCAACTTTACCATCTGGATATACAATTGATACAACTCTAGCACCATCTAATTTAACTTCTAACATTTTCTTACCAGTAAGTTTCTTGTCGTGTTTTGCAGAGTCTTGTGCTAATTGACAAGTGAATACTGGAACCATATATTGTTTAAATTTGTTTTTCTTTGCAACATTGTTTATAGTTTTTTCTGTAACACCACATCTTAAATCTTTAATTAAGATTCTTCTATAAAACCCATTCCATTGTTCTGCCGTTGCAGTACTCATTACAAGTTTAATTGCATCACGAGCCGCGTGTCCTGTAAGTTCTCTTTTATAAAGTTGTTCAGCCAACGTTTTAAATACTTTCCATTCACATCCTTGAGCTGATATAACATCATCTTTAGTAGGTACTTGTTTAACTCCAAATGTGTATAGTTTGTCTAAACACATTTTTAGTCCTTCAAAGAATTCGTCTAATCCTTCTTTCATTGCATCTAAAACTATTGCTTCTTTTTTAAGCCTAGAATTATCTGCTTCTAGTTTTGCTATTACTTCTTGTGGTTGTGTTCTCATATTACCTCGGTTTTAAAATTGTATTTTCAGCCATTGCTTGCCAGTTGTCTGGAAAACTTTTAGCCAAGTCTGCTACTTTAAGTACAGTTCTTAGACTTACTTCTCTTAGTCTTCTTTTATGACCTTCTATCCATTGGATTATTTCTTGTTTAACCTCTTCTGGTAAAGTATATTCATTTAACATACCGTCTCCTACGATTTGTTTAATTCTTAAGATTTTTTCTCTCATAGTATCAATTGTTAAATCTATGTAGTGACATCTAGATTCTAATGCATTTAAATGGTCTCTTAATTTTTTAGACTTTACATTATCAAATTTAATATTAGTAATGAATATAGCAGAACCTTTAAATTCAAAATGATCTGGCACGTTCTCTCTACGTAGTGTATGTGAATCTGTATTCCAACATATTCTTCTAGTTCGTTTAGAATCTAAAGCCGCTTTTAATAAGTTTAAAGATAAGTCATCTAATAAAACACTATCACAATCATCAAATACAATTACATTATCTTTGTCTTGAAAATTGTATAATTTAACATATAGTCCAATAGCACTCATGGCGCCTTTAACAACTTCATATTTCTTTTTAGAATCTCCTAATGTAGATATAACTCCATATCTTTCTAAAACTTTTTCAACACCAAATGATTTACCAACACCCGGAGGTCCAGATACTATCATTGCTCTGATGTCTCCTTTTTTGGTTGCTTTAGTCATTGAATCTAAAATTTCAAAACGTTTACGCATTCTTTCAACAATTTCTTCATCAGTTTCTTCTTTACTAGTTTCTGGTGGTTTGTCTCTTAATTGATTTTCGTTATCTAAACTAATTCTTATGTTGTCTTTTGTTGCACCAGGATATTGTGTGAGGTCGTCTATTTTTACTGTGATGAATCCACCTTCTTTATGTGGATATGGTTGGTATGGTTTAACTAATTTAAAAGTTGTATTTTCAACTTTTCTGTTTCTGTAACTTCCTTCTAAAACGTATATTTGCCTTTTCATTTTTATTATTATGCCCTTCTGTTAGTGTTTATATAATAATACTACCAAATAGTCATAAAGTCAATAGCCTAAGAAGTCAAGCAATTAGCGGGCCATTCGTCATAAAAATAGGGCCAAAATGAATTCAGCCCTATTAATATCAGAACTAACAGAGTTCTATTTGATTAAGCCTTGTGCTAATGCCTTGTAACCTGCACCTATTACTCTTTTAGATGCTTTACCAGTTCTATAAACTTTTGATTTAGAACCTTTAGGGCCTTTATTTAGAAATACTGGAGTTCCTGCAAATCTTAGTGCTTGTATAACTGCACCTGGATTTCCTGCACCAAATTTATTTGATATTGTTGCAGTTGTAAGAGCTTTGCCATTTTCTAAAGCACTTTTTACTTTTTCTTGTATTGTACTTGTCATTGAGATATCTCCTTAATAATTAATAATTCTCATTGTTATTACTATAATAAAGGAAATAGGTTGTAATGTCAAGTATGCTTGACTACCAAATTTGATTAAGGGAAGAATTTGGATAACTGTCAAAAATTTTCATATCGCAATTTAAAACAGTAGCAACAAGATGTATTCTATCTTCTTCCCCACCATTAAATGCATTATGATATTTTGTATTATTAGTAACCCAGACCGATCCATCTGCAGGCATATGATGAACTACTTCATCAACGCACATACGAGCACCAAAATTTGTTATAATAGGAATATGTATTCTTGGTTCTGGATCTCTATGCCAACTTAATGTTGTACGTGGCATTTTCCAAAGTAATCTGATTCTACCTAATTTATATTTGGTTGTTAATTTATCATATACTTCTTTAAAATAAGTATCTTCAAAGTCTTTTACAAATTCTGTAAATTGCTCTTCGGGTATTGGTTTTTCTCTTTGGACTTCTTTATAAGTGCTATCTGGTTTTGTCCAGTATAGACCTCTAACATTACCACCTGTAATAGAATTAGGATCTCCAGGTATTTTGGTTAAACATATTGCCGTAAGGTCATTTTTTCCTAAAGGGGATTGTCTTGCTACTCGAGAATCTACTTCTTTAACTGCATCTTGCAGTTTTTTAATATCAAAACAAATGTCTTGATCTCTATAAAATCCTTTTGGCATTAATTACCAGTTTCAAATTTGATACCTTGGGCCAAGTTTAATTCTCTACCATAATTAATTGTTACAGTAGTTCTTCTCATATATTGTTTCCAAGCATCAGAACCTGATTCTCTTCCTCCACCTGTATCTTTTTCTCCACCAAATGCTCCACCTATTTCTGCACCAGATGGACCAATATTAACATTAACTATTCCACAGTCTGAACCTACTGCTGAAATAAATTGTTCTGATTCAATTAATTTTTCTGTGAATATACATGAACTTAATCCTTGTGGCACACTATTTTGCATTTCAATTGCTTCGGGTAATTTGTCATATTGAAATGTGTAAAGTATAGGAGCAAATGTTTCTGTCATAGCTAAATCTACATCATGAGCATTATGCTTAGGTTCTATTAAGCACGGAAAAACAAAATTCTCCCTATGGACTTCGTGTTTAGGTAACGTAGTAGGTTGGGTCTCTTCTCCACCCCAAACATCATAACCCATTTGTCTAGCTCGTTTTATTACTTTTTGCATTTTATCAACTGCTTCTTTAGAAATCAAGGGTCCTAAAACATTTTCTTTGACCATAGGATCACCTAATGCAGGAGCACCAAATATTTCTTTAAGTATACCTATCATAGTCCTGTATACATTTTTTTGGATATAAAGTCTTCTTAATGATGTACATCTTTGTCCTGTAGTTCCCATAACACTAAAAGCAATCGCCTTTCCGGCAAGAGTTAAATCTGCGTGTTGAGTTACTATTGCGGCATTGTTGCCTCCTAGTTCATACAATCCTTTACCCATTCTCGCGGCAACTTTTGGTGCTAATGATTTACCCATTTCACAAGAACCAGTTGCACTTAATAATTTAATTTTTTTATCTTCTGCTAACCATTCTGCAGGTTCGTTGCCTCCTTCTAAAATTAACAATAAGTCTTTTGGATCTATGCCTAAACTTTCAACATATTTGCTTTTATAATCATTAACTGCTTCATCAAATATTTCTTTACATCTATATGAAATTTTTATTGTTTTGGGAGAAGGTTTCCATACAACACTATCACCACATACTATTGCTAAACAAAAATTCCAAGCCCACGGAGCCACTGGAAAATTAAAGGCAGTAATACAACCAACTACACCCAAAGGGTGCCACATTTCTTGTAGTCTATGATTAACTCTTTCTGAAGGCATTGTTAATCCATATAATTGTCTTGATAAACCCACAGCAAAATCACACATATCAATAGCTTCTTGTACTTCACCTATTCCTTCAGATATTGGTTTTTTACTTTCCATAGTAACACCTTTACCTAATTCATCTAAATGTTCTCTTAATTTGTTACCAAATATTCTAATTAAATCTCCACGTTTAGGTGCTGGTACTTTTCTCCAACCTTTGTGAACTGCTGTTGATTTATCAATTAATAAATCGTATTCATTTTTTTGTATTTCTTCCATTGTATTTTCTCCTTAAAATAATTTACCTAACAATTTAAGTCCATATAATATACCTATAACAGAAAGAGCACCTGTTATACCTTGGTCTATAAATGCAAGTATTGAACCAACAATTAATAATGCATAGAACACATAAGTCTTCCAGTTCCAAACATAATAGAACCAACCGTGTTCTTTTTTTGTAGGACCAAAATCTAATTTAGGTTCTTTTGCCATTATATATTTCTCCGTATAAATTAGTTATAAAATCTTGATATGGTATATTTTCTTGTTTGATATATCCTGTTCCTGTTAGCTTTCCTTCAGCATATGCTAATGCAACAGAACATACACCAGAAGCAGTTGCTCTTTGAATTGCACTATAATCTGCATCGCCATATATTTTATTTGAATATGTAACTTCTTGCAATTTGCCATCTTTTTTACCAATTACAGATACAAGCATTACTACAACATCTGCAGTTGTATAAGGAACTTCTTGATCAAATAATTCTATAAATCTTTGTTTGTTATGTTTTAAATTTAAATCTTCTAATAAGAATTTCATTTTATCACAGTGTCCTGGATACCTAATAGTTTTATATGATAATGTTCTAACTTTTCCTTTATATGTTTCACACATAGAAGCACTACCTCCTGATGTATTAAATGCTTCATATCTATTTCCATCTATATAAATTGATTCCATACCATCTAGTGGGTGTGCTTTAATATGATCGTAATGGGAAATGACATCACAATAATTTACATATTCATTAAGTAAACCATCAGTTGACCAAGTAAGATAATAAGACATTGCATTGGTAGGATATTTAGGTAATGCTCCAACTCTCATTTTAACTTTATGTGGTTCTTCAAATTGACTGATTAAATTTGCGGCAATAATATTAACTGCTCCAGGCGCCAATCCACATTGTGGCATCATAAATGTTTTTGTATCTAAATTTTTAATATATTCTGAAACTTCTGTATCTTCTGTTAAATCAAAATATGCTACTCCTAATTCAGCACACGATTTTGCAATATTAATATTAACGTCATGAGTAGTAGATGTAATTATTATATCTTTGCCACCTATAAATCTTTTACACTCGTTTATATCAGACGCATCTATTTTTATAATAGATTCATCTTTATCCCATGGATTTATATCTGCTAAATGAACTTTAAATATTTCTGGTTTTTTATTTAAAAAGGCGGCAATTGTTCTACCAATTTTGCCGACGCCTATTATTCCAACGTTTTTCATTATATTAACTAGTTATAAATTTTTGAGGACCTGTTGATATAAATTCGAGTCCGGAACCTTTACCAATATAAACATTTTTTTTTGGATTCCAGGACATATTTAATTTTACTGCTCTTTGAATTGAAACACTTAAAAATTGTTCTTCTTTAAAACTAAGAACTTCGACTTCCATTTTTTTACCATTATCGGTGCATTCTATTA